CAGGTACATTATATTAGGGATTTCTCAGGTGGCATAAACAGCCAGCGTAATCCTAGAGACATTAATGAGAATCAATCTCCTTTCTGTCAGGATGCAATGGGTGATAGGCTTGGTATGCTTAGAACCATGGGTAATGGCGCTGGTGCAATACGGCAGGTAAATAATTCAGGTTCAGCTAAAACTATAGCAGCATTAGGAAGTACAGATTTAGCTGATGCCAGAGGGTATGGCTTTAAGCATTTTGAGCTTGACTATGATGAAGCCGGAAATGAAGAAGAAGGTGGGGAACATTATTTTGCTGTCGTGGATGAAGTCGGAGAATTGAATGTATGGGATTATACCAATAATTCATGGGATGCCACTCCTACTACGGCAGGTGGTGCTGTGGATTTAGGTGGTCAAGCTGATATAAAAGCTAATATTATTGCATTCGATAATGGCTTGAGAATATGTGATAGTAATTTAGATAATAGTAGTACTCCTAAATATTTTAAATATATCAAGCGAAGTCAATTAGGTAGAAGCAGGGATGGATTTTATGGTGGTGCTAATACGATAGCCGCACCAACCGCAGGTAATAAAGTAGCTAGCTCAACCTTCACAGATGGCTCAATAAACTTTTTAATTGCATCAGAGTCAGCTGGCATAGGTTCTTGGAAAGATACTGATTACGCCTTTGCCTATTCTTTTGTATATGATGGAAACCAAGAATCTGCAGTGTTTGAAGTTGCTGCTCAGCTTGCCACTGCGGATGTAACAGCAAATAGGCCATGGGAAGTTACAGTATATGCAGCTAATGCTACAGCCGCTACAGACTATGATGCCCGGATAACAGGTGCCCGTATATATTGGAAATATTATGATGCCGGTAATAGTAAAATTTCTGAAGGGGAGTGGAATCTTCTTGTTGATTGCGATTTTACGGGAGCTGCAAATGATACGAATGCTTACGGCATTAGAGGAAAATTAAGTGATAAATTTAAAGATTGGTCTGTAAGCAGTAATGATGCCAGTGTTAAAATTGTCATACAAGACCCATCAATTGACACTTACGCTACTATTAATGGTTATAGTAGTAATGAGGGTAGATTACATTTAGGCAATTCTGGAGATGGCTATAAAGCAGCTGCTTTTACTAATCGTAGAATGTTTTTAGCCAGTGTTAAGATGGCTTTTGAAGATGGGATACAACGACAGAAGCTTGATAGAATAATGTATTCACCTGTGAATAAACCAGACATATTTCCATTGAGTAATTACATTGATGTAATTCAGGGTGATGCAGAACCATATATTAAATTAGAATATGTTGGTAATAAACTTTTTGCTTTTAAATCAGATAACTTATATATCATTAACATTGGCAATCCAAGTCCGGCTGGATGGTATTTAGAGAGTACCCATAAAGGTATGGGCGTATTAGCTGGTGGCGCTGTTTTTAAAACAGACTTTGGTTTAGTATGGGCCAATCCTAATGGTTTATATGCATATCAAACTGGTGGAGGTGTTGCTGAGCTTACGGAAGATAAAGTATTAAGTGGATATAAAACCGATAGTTATGGTGTCTCATCATGGGGAAAATTAATTACAGCTGGCACTATTGTTGGTTACGATAAAAAAGAAAAAGAGATTGTAGTAGTTCTCGATTCAGGTTCTGTTACTAATGACCAGAGCTTTGGCGGTAATGGCGCCGACGTGGTTGTATATGACTTAGAAACTAAATCATTTTTCTATGGTAAAAACAGATTGTTAAGCGCTGGTGTTGCATCAAATTTTGACTATGACTGGAACGGTGATTTAATATATGCAAGCGAAACAGACGATTCTGTGACTATAAAAGCTTGGCAGTCGGATGACCAAAATAGTAGTAATTTCTTATATCAGACCAAGGATTTTGACTTTGGAACTCCATCAAGATATAAAAAGGTATATGCAATGTATTTAACCTATAAACATACCGGTAGCGCTATAAGTAATTTTGTCAGGTATATCAAGGATGGAGGTACAACTTTTGGGTATAGTAATCTATCTAATAATAGTTTAGATACAGCAACAGGCTTTGAAATACAGAAAGTTACGTTTGATACACCATTAAAATGTCAGAGCATTGCGTTGCAATTATATGGAGTTGGGACAGCTACTCAAATTGAGATTAATGATATTGGTATCGAGTATAGATTATTACCAGCAGCGAAAGTAGCAGCAACCTAATGCCTATTGTATACGATAAGCTAAAAACTAATTATGTAGCTCCAGAAGAGCCGAGCAAAATGAATGATTATTCAGACCAATCGGCTCAGCATATGAATAGGGCACCAGCGGTTGGCAGGTCTGAGGCTAAAGAGGGTACTGTTCTTAGTTACTTTGACGATAGCCGCGGTAATATTATATCAGTAGGTCAAGGTGGATATCAAACGGAAGTATCTCATAGGGTTGAAGACAAGAACAGGGTTGAAGAGGCTTTGGATTTATTTGCATCTGGAGGCAACGCTAAAGACTTTTTTGAGATTGGGGTTGGTGAAGGCTTGCAAGCTAAAGTAGGCGGAAAAGCCGGCGGTAAAACTTGGACTGAGTTTGAGGCAGCCATTACATCTGCTTCGGAAACTGCTAGTGGTGGTGTAGATTTAGGACTGGAGACAACCCTATCTCATAGTTATGTAATACGTAAAGATTCAGATATACAAAAAGGAGAATTAGTTAAATTAGATGATAACAATGAAATAATCAGGGCTGATGTAAAAGAAGACCCTGCTATCATTGGAATCTTATGGCAAGATAAGATAGGATTTGATAGTGTTAAATATCTTGACTCTTTCAATAACATTCTACCTGAAGAAGAACGAGACGTAAAGAAAATCATGCGGGTAGCGTCCATTGGTGACACTCGCAATTATGCATATGAAGACAATGATAATTATGAGAATGAATTATTACTAGGATGTAAAGTGTGTAATCAGAATGGCGATGTCAAGAAAGGTGACTTGCTGTGCTCATCTGATGTCCCGGGCTATTTAATGAAACAACCTGAAGAATATTCAATAACAAAATTTAACGATAAAGAGGAACCAGTTTACGCGAGTAAACAATCTATTACTAACATTACCGTAGGCAAATCAATGGAGGATGTTTCATTCGACAGTGATGGTAAGGCCGAAGGTATATACGGATATATATATTGCGGTTAAGAGGAAAATATTATGGCTAGAAGCTTAATGGAATTATACGGTGGTGGCATGACAGGGCCATCAAACAACTATCAACTTGGTGGAATGATTTCCAGAGGGCGCATAGGCAGGGGGCACCAACGCGAACTGCAGAGCCTTCGAGAACAAGCTGAAAAAGCGGCAAGAAGACAAAAGCGTGCTAGTGGCTGGGGGAGTCTGTTAGGGAAAGTAGGGGCTGTGGCTGGCTCTTTCATCCCAATCCCCGGTGTAGGAACAGCACTAGGTGCTGCGATAGGTTCTGGTTTGGGCGCTGCAGCTGGAAGGGCACTTGGTGAAAGTACATATAGACGACCCGGTGTTGGCGAAGGTAAATATTTAAAAAAATCAAGGGGTGATGTTAAAGAATATATAGATGTTTATAAGGAAGGTCAGGGGGAGCGAGCACTGACAGAAGGATTAGCGGCAGCCGCAAAATCATATGCACCCTCATTTAGTGATTTAGCAAGAGATTTTGGTATTGGTGGAGAAAAATTTGCCGCCGAAATTACAAAGAAAGGGATAGAAGCTGACCCTACATTGGCAAATAGAGAGGCGTTTCTAACAACTACTCCAAGCGAAGAAAGTTTGTTGGACTTTTTACCAATGGAGGCACCGGTTAGGCCAGATGTTGGTTTAGGTTTGGGTGAAATACTTCCAGATGAGATTGATTTAGATGTTGATGTTCCTGCAATGGTTGGCCCTGAGATGGAATATAACCCATTATCTTTTTCTTATGATGATATGATAAGGTATGGAAATTATCAAGGGCCTATGATGTCCCGTAAGGGTGGTGGTCTCATTGATTATATGGTACCACAGATGCAAGGCGGTGGATATGCTACTGCCACAGACCCAATGGAAGCATTACGACAAATGGGTATGGGCGATATTGCAGAAGATGTAAGATTACAAGATTATTTAACAGACCTGCCGCAGTTTGGACAGGGCTATGAACAGAAGATAGGTGACATTAGAACGGGTGCACAAACTGGTTTATTTGGATTGACCCAACAAGCACAGGCTGCCCCAGCTGCAACAAGTTTTGCAGGTGCGGGTGCCCCGCAAACGGCAATGCAACGGCAAAGAGAGCAAATGATGACAAAATATGGTCAGCAAAAACGTGGAGTGGTTGAAGGCTATCAGGCTGACTTGTTATCCGCTATCAGGGATATTGAAGAAAGGGCTGAGATTACATTTGGGAGTGGCGCGGGTACCAAAGGTCAGGGAACAGTCTCTGGTTGGCCTTCACAAGAAGCGTATGACAATTGGGTAGCTGCAGGGGCAGACATCAATGCATTAACAGCTTATGGCTGGTCTGGCACTGGTGACCCGCACACGCAATATGGACAGACAGGAGACAGAGGACTGCAAAACTATCTTGGTTGCTTTACTGGTGACACGCTTATCGCAACCAATGACGACTCATTGCACATAGAAGAAATTAATAGTGGTGATATAGTTATGACATTTGACCTGAAAGATAAAAAGGTCAAACAGTCTAAGGTAACAAAGACATATAGACATAAGAATCCTAATGGATATATTGTTATCAATGATATATTAAAGACCACGCCAAACCATCCATTTTATTCTGATGGCAAATGGATAGAAGCTGGTAAGCTGTCAATAGGAGATAAGATACTTCACATGAATGGAATGGAACATGAAGTAAAAAGCATCGAAATGGTTAACAGCCAAGAAGATGTATATAATATAGAAGTTGACGGCACCCATAACTACTTTGCCGAAGGATACTTAGTACACAATAAATAGGAATTACTATGGCTGAAAGATATAAATTTGGCGATTATCTTGTACCAATGGCTACTGAGTTAGCGACAGCACTTCCCCAATTGCAACGACAAGGGCAACAGCATTTATTAGAACAAGCTAAATTAGCATTGGATAATAGAAAAGAAGAACGGTTTGCAGAAGAAGCAGCAGAGGATAGGGAATATAGAGATAAAACATTTCGACAGAACGTCGAATTGCAAAGGCAGCAACAAAAGTTTAGAGACGACCAAGCAAAAAGGACTGAAATGAATAATATGTTGCGATTGGCAAAAACCCCTGCTCAGGAAGCGATGATATATAATAGATATGGTATGCCTGAGATGGCAACTGAAGTTGAAAAGCAAGGCGAGATAGAAGAAGGTCATAAAGATTCATTAAGAAGTTTTTATTCTAAAGCTGAAAATCACGATATTATGACTACTGGTGCTGCAATATTGCAAACACTTGACCCGACCAAGCCAGAGTATACAAGGGTTTTCGAGAGGTTTGATAAAGCAATAGAAGATGAAAAGTCTAATCTTCCAGAATTATTAGCACACCCTTACTATGGTGCATTATATAATGCTAAGATTGCACAGTTAAAACTACCAAATGCTAATATCGTAACAATTGGAGCAGACATTAAAAGAATACAAGCCGAATTTCTTAAATCACAAGGTGGTGGTACGGGCGACGCCGGTGATGATGATACTGGTGGTGCTGGTGGTGACGAAGAAGAACAGGACAGTGACTATGCTGCAGACCTCCTCAATGAGAAAGTATTTGAACCGGAAGGGGCTTTAAGCTTTCTATCGGAAGCGGAAAGGAAAAAGGCTAAGAAAGCTGTCGCTCCCCTTGAGGAACAATATGATGTATTAACTGCACAGTTAAGTACTCTAGTATCTCAAAGAAAAGCAAAGTATGATGATTATGAAGCAAAGAAAAAAGAGCTAAAGAAAAAAGGTAAACAACTCAGGTACTATGCTAAGATAAAAGATAAAGCTAAATTAAAAGAAGTTAGCGATTCTCACCGGAAACTAGCATCGGAAGTAAACGCGCTTTCTAAAGAAGTAGACCGTTTAAAAACACTTCAAATGGGCTTTGGTGCAACCCCAACGGCTATGGACATAGCTGACCAATCTCTTGGTGCCCAAATAGTAAGAGCTCAACAAGAAATATTAAAGCTACAAAGACAAAGCAAGAGATTGTCTGGGCAACCGGTTTATTCATCATAAAAATAAATTGATGCCTATTAATCGTGCCACAAAATCCTAATCAATATATAACAGAAGAAGAAAAAACTTTTTTACAATCTTTGGGTACTGGGCAATCCAGTAGAGCGGAATCGTTGTATGGTTTCATCCCCGGAGATTGGCTTCCAGACTGGGTAAAGCAAGGATATAATCAAAGCATAGAAGGTATGGCTCAACAAGTATGGCGCGGAGAGCCTGTCTTCACATTAGACCAAGATTATGACCCAAATATGATGGAGGATATAGGCGCTACTATTATTAGCTTTTTAACGCCTACCGACCTTGCCTCACTGGCTCTTGGCGGGGGTTTGGGAACAGCAGCAATTAAAAAAATAGCAGTTAATAAGATTGTTAAAGCAGGTGGAC